GAAAAAGGCCCTCAGCTAGTCACTGAATTCGACGGAGAGGCGCATAAACCCAGCCGGTTGATACAACATCGAGATGAGCGCTTTTGTGCTCAGTTGGCAACGTTTTTGGCCCCCCTGGAACACGAGTTGTACAACTTGGAGTACCACGGCACTCGCATCTATGGCAAATCCCTAAATCAGTATCAAACTGCCGATGAGATTGTCAAAGCTTACGATACCGCCAGTCGCTATTTTATGCTCGACCACTCCGCTTTCGATTCGCATATTTCAGGTGAGCTTTTGAACCTTGAACACCAGCTATATCTTTGGGTCTTCCAAAATGACCCGGAGCTCAAGCAAATGCTCGACCTGCAAACTAACAACCGTGTGTACCTGACAGGCGGTTTCCGATTCGATACTATCGATTTGGATGCCGCCATACGCAAATGGGTTATTTTCACCAAGGACGATTCTTACACGTTTAAGAAAGACACACCAGAACGTCTTACATACCTAATACGTGAGTATATCGAAGATGGTGATACGCCTCGGAAATGGCCGGGTCGCATGTCAGGCGACTTCAACACCGGCCTTGGCAACTCCATCATAAACAGTTTGGTGCTGTACGCGTTTGGCGCAAGAAACTTACTTAACAACAACCCATGCTTCCGTTTCTGCGTCAACGGTGACGATTGTTGGGGGACAATCCCCCTCGATTTCACCATGCCGAGCTATGAGCAATTTCGCGAGTGGGGAATGACAACGAAGCTGGAAGGTGAAGCTTTGTCGCCAGAAGGCGTGCAATATTGTCAAGCACGTCCGGTCCTCACATCTCATGGCTGGATGATGGTTCGGGATTTTCGCAGAGTCTTGAATCGTCTTCCCTATACTATTCGACGGTATAGCGGTAAAGCATGGGACGCTTATGCGCGAGGTGTTGCAGACTGCGAGCTTGCGTTGGGACTAGGTATTCCGGTCCTCGACGCTATCGCTCGTTCCTTGGATAAGCAGTTTGCAGATGTCAAAGCACCTCTGGTGGACCGATCCGATGAATACTCCTATATCCTGGCTCGCCAAGTTAAAGATAATAGGACCATAACATCAGCGGCACGGATCAGTTATGCCTTGGCCTTCGATATTACTCCTCAGGAACAGGAAATATTGGAAGCACGCATATTACAACATAATTGGCGCATAAGCCCTGCTGATCGGGATGGCCCCTAAACCACCTCGTAAAACCGGCCGAAAGGCCGGCGGTCGGAAGACCGCACGCAAAGGACGAACACAACGACAAGGTACCGGCACCACACGTACGCAACGTGTTACTGCCCCAGTTGCCATTGGCAATGTGTTGACTACACCCATGGACAAGTCTAGCTTGCTTTATCGTGGTTGTGAGAGACTTGAGATGGACAGTATTGACTATAATGACCCCGGAGACAATGAGGTTTCGACCATCGCTCTAAACCCGTTGGAATTCACGGGCACGCGCCTTGCAACCGAGGCGGAGAATTGGAGTGAGTTTAAGTTCACCCAATGTGAGATCAAAGTCATTACTTCCAACCCAACAAGCATCGGAGGGTCTTACGTACATGCCATAGATCTGAACGTCGACAGCCCAGTGGTTGACAACCCTGCTCAATATATCGGTCAGCTTGGTGGAGCCACTTCTGCTCCATATTACCAGTCTAGTGGCGTCCGAATGCCATCTGCCAAATTTCGATCCAATCTTTGGTTCAAGGTTGACGCTGATGGCACCGACATCACTTCTGACAATACCCAAGCCTTGTACCGACTTGCTACCGAATCGTCCGTTACTGGCCTCTCGGGTGGCAAGCTCACGTTGGTACTCTGGGTAAATTATGTCGTCGAGTTTGCTGGCCGTAAGACTAAAGCTCCTCCACCACCCCAAACCGTTGATCTCACCGTTACCAAGGGCGACACCTATGTCGGTTCAGCCCCTCCCGGCACCAAAGATGCCGGGTACATCGGTGAGAATGGCTGGGGTGCGCTCATGGTTCACAACGCCGTTTATGCTGTCAATGACGACCAGGTATTCGCGCCGTTGTTGAACCCAGCCTCTCCACCGATAAAGTTCATCAGGTACATCACTGGTGATGTCCAAGTGTATGGCTGGAATGACTACGAGTCAGCAATGACTGACGGCAACTCCAGCTGTCAAGGCACTGGGTTTGCAAGTACTGTCGACACATTCACGTTCAAGGCTTACCTTGTCGGGCAAGCCTCCGTGTCTGGGCGTCGCAAGGCGTTTCGTAACGCCAGAGCCAAAAGCTCTGGCAATGTCAACGTACGATTTGCAAAGCTCAGCATTAACGACCAAGATCGTGGATGCAATCGTGTTGGCGGCGTCGCAGATTGTCGAGGCAATCAACAGCCAGGGCCTGCGATCCAACCGGTTGAAGACGACAGTGACGGAGACTCTGTCATTGAAGTAGTCCGCCGCGTGAAGAAAGGGACCAAGCCGACCTAGACGCGCTAGTGTCGGCGGTATGGACGGGAAAATGGGTGCCACCACCCAGGGGGCCCGTCATATCACATATCCTTCGGGAGAAAACCCA